GCTCCATTACTAGTTAATATTTGTCCTGAATTACCTGTAGCTACCGTAGTTGGAGCTGCGTCAGCACCCCATGTAATTAATTGTCCATCTGTACCAGCAGCTAAGTCAGCTACATCTACATTACTAAGACTATTACCAGTGCCATTAGCATCAAAAGTCTTGTTAGTTAACGTATCAGTAGTAGCTTTACCTACAATTGTATCACTAGCATTAGGTACAGTCAAAGTACGAGTAGTACCAGAAGATACTCCACTTACTTGAAAGGCTAATTGTTTAGTATTATCACCATTATCTTGTACTCTAAAGACATCATCTTGTACACTAGAGACAGCACCAGCTGATATACTGTTTAACTGTGTCTGAATGTTAGAACTTACACCATTTAGGTAGCTATACTCAGTATTACTAATGGTTCCATTGTGTATCTTACTAGCATCTATAGCAGCACTACCATTAATGTCAGCATTAACTATAACTCCTGTACCTATAGTAGTTACACCAGAATTAGAGATAGTTACATCTCCTGACATAGCTACATTGTCAAAGTCAGTACCATCAGCTACCAATATGTGACCATTAGTAGCAGCATAAGAGTCATCAAATAGCTCTATCTTAGCTCCAGTTACAGCGTCATTAGCAATCTTACCTGTGGTAATATTTAAGTCTGTAATATGTGCGGTATCTATAGAACCATCAGCATAATGCTCAGAATCAATAGCATCATCTGCTATCTTAGTACCATTAATAGCATCATTAGCTATCATAGCAGTCTCTACAGCTGTATTAGCTATAGTTACAGCTCCTCCATTGGTAATAGTTACATCACCAGATACAGCTACATTAGTAAACGTAGTGCCATTACCTACTAGTATATGAGCTGAGGTAGCTAAAGCAGCATCATCTAGCAACGTAAGCTCATCTAAGGACTCCTGAGCCATATAAAAGGCTTGCCTACTGTCTAAATCAAGGTCAGTTTCAGTTAAGTTACTGCCATCTACATAGTCAACCAAACGTGTATTTTGAGAGGTATTACGAGCTATCAGTACAACCTCAGAGCCACTTAAAGTAGGACTTGAAATAGTGAGTTGACTATCGTTATTCCAAGTAAATGTAGCAGCTGATCCATCTACTTCTACACTTACATGAGACTGACTGATAAATGGAAAGGTTACAGCAAAAGCTTGTGTACTGCCATCAGCTGTATATTGTACTTTTGAGTTAGCCATCTATTGTTGTCCTAAGTTAAGTAATGTTTGAAAGCCTTGTGGTTGATTTCCTACTTTACGTTGAACATCTTGTATCTTATGATCCACAAAACCTTGACTTAATCTACTAAATTTACCAATAGCTAATTTCATAGCTATTTGTTTATTTTGATTTATTAAATTTTCTAGCATAAGTTTTTGTAGACCTGTAGGTTGTTTCTTAAAGAACTTATTTGTAACCATTGGTTCAGCTACTTTTTTATTTAAAGAAGTCCACTGATCAATTACAAAAGATTTTTCTTCTTCATTCATTACTACATTACCTACTTTTCTTACACTAGAAGGTTGACCTATTTTAGATTCTAATTCTGCAAGTTTATTTATTAAAGGACTTTTAGAAGGAACAAGACCAGGAATAGGACTAACAGCAGCATTCATAATGTTATGAAAAGAATCAAATTCTCCGTTAGTACCAGGAAAAGCTACTACATCTCCTACTAAGTTTTTTTCAGGTAATATTTGTCCATAACCAGGAGTTGTATCTCTAAGTGCTTCTTCATGAGATAATACCATTTCTTCAACTATAGCTTTAAGACCAGTAGCTTCAGGAACATCAGGTTGTTCAGTTGTTCCACGTTGTAATTTTCTTTGTTTTTCTGGCTCTAGACCTCTAGTTACTCCACGTCTTAAACTAGAATAAAAACTTATTCTAGGATCAGCAGCAGAAGCTATACGTTTAAATGTAGGAGTAAGACCTCTAGGGTCTCCAGATAAGAAACTCACTAACTCAGAAATACCTTGAATATAGTGTCTATCTTTTATTAGCTCTAAAGTACCTAGTACTGTAGCATTAACTACTTCATCATACTTTTCTCTAATAAGACCAGTAGGATCACCTTCTTCTTCAAATTTACCATTAAGGCTAACCATAGATTTAGCCATAGTTGCCATAGCAGCAGAAGAAGCCATCATAACACCAAAAGGATCAAACCTATCATACTTTCTCCAACCAGCATCAGCAGTTTTAACTCCTGCTACAGTTCCATCCCAATAGAAACTAAACCAATGATTGCCTCCCATCTTTTGTTCCATTGTTCTTCTTAAATTATAATCTCTAGGAGGAGCACCAGTAAAGTTTCCTGTCATAGCCATACCAAACATAGCTCCAGTAATACCAAAAGAAGTACCAACTTTAGCATAAGCAAGTTGTTTGACTGCTGGATTATCACTTGTTAATTCACTTTTTAAAGTTTTGTTAGCAAATTGAAGAAGAGGAGTACGTTCCCAAGTAAAATTCAATATATTTACAGGTGTTCTAAAGAAAGGAATAAATACTCGTAGCAAACCATGTCTATCAATTCCTTGTTGAACCCACTTACTAATTCCTGGTACAACTCTTGGTTTACCTGTACGTCCATCTATTATTTCTTTATCTGGTAGATCATTAGTGAAAGAAGTCTTAGCAGCTGTTTCTTTAGCACCTTCTCCTATTTCAGGATGTTTGTTTAAGTCTGACAAGATATCATCAAATTCTCTTTGTATCTTAGCTTTGACTAAAGGATCACTTAAGTTTTCTGTAGAGAATTTATTACGAGCTTTTCTAAAAGCTAAAGCCCTAGTTTCCCCTCTAACTATCATAGCTTTAAAAGCTTCATCTTGAGATAGTAGTATTTTGCCAGGAATATTAACTACAGTACCCATGAAATCTACAAGTTTACCAAGTGTACCACCAAGATTAAAAGCTTCTTTACTTAGTTGTCTATCAAAAGGTCTAACTAAATCTGCTTTAACATTAGCATCTGAAGGCCCATGTCTCATAGCACTAACAAAAGTTTTAAACATATCAGGTAACGAGGTAAGAGCTGTCCAAGCTAGTTCTGTAGACTCTCTCATAGCTATCTGATTACCTGTAGCTCCAGCAAAAGCACGTTCTATTACAGTAGAAACAAAAGCTGACGTATTACCTATAGGATTTACAGAACCAAAAGTCTTAACTGAAGATAACAAACCGTTAATATATATTTCTAAAAACGTATCCATTGTCTTAGCACCAAAGCTCTTATTGATAGATTCAACTCTAGTTTGAAGCTGTCTTAAAGACATTCGATTTACTTCATCTTGTACTTCTTTTGTAGATTTAGATATTAGAGTTTCTTCTAATTCTTGTCTAGTAACTCTTTCTTGAATCTTTTTATTTTCATTACCAATAGCTTCTTTTAAATCTTTTTCTATTTGTGTAATTTCTGTTTTAGCTACAGGAGTAGTATCATCTAATTTATTAATACGTTTAAGAAGAAGATTACTAAACTCTTTATTGAGTTTATCTATACGTTTTTGTACCTTTTCTTGACCACTTACCTGAGCTTTAAGTTTATTTAGTTTTTTAGTCTTTTCAGCTTTTAATTCACTAATTTCGGTAGGCTTAAGTTCTTTACCTTTACGTTGAGGTTTTAATCCTTTTCTTAAATTTTCTATATCCTCAGATAAACTTTTAGCTTGTTTGCGTATCTTTAATTGTTCTTTAGCTTCTCGTTTAAATTTATTTTCTAAGGTATCTCGTTCTTGTCTAACCTTTTTAATTTGAGCTTTAAGGTTTGTTATTTCAGGTGTATCTTTAAGAGGTCTAGTTTTAGGAAAAGGAGCACCACGTTCAGGAGCTTTCTCACTTCTTAAAGTTTTCTTTAAAGATTTAACTTTATTAACAAGTCGTTGAGCATCTGTTAATCTCTTAATCTGCTTAACAGCTTTACGTCCTGTTGGGGTTTCAGCTCTAGTAACAGTAGTTTTCTTAGACTTTTTAAGGTCTTCAAACAAAACTTTTTGAGTAAATTTATCTTGAAAATCTAAAACCTCAGGCATAGAACTAATCTTTTTCTGAAGTTTTTTAGGTGTTTTTATAAGTTGACCTAGTAATTCTGCTTTTAATAAATCTTCATTATTTTTAGCTGCTACAGGTTGTTTATGTGCTCTTAAGGCATCACTTGTTTTTTTAGCTAGTAGTCCTCCAGCTCTTTGTATAAGCTCCTGAGTCCTTGCTTTCTCAGCAAAATCTCTAGCTGAAGCTACTGTGCCTTCTACTACATCTCGTTTACTAGCAGCAATCATAGCATCATAACTTACTTGAGCTAATAATTTAGCTGCTCCTATATACCTAATAGCTTCATCAACACCAGCAGCAGCATTACCTACCATATCTATAGCTTCTCTCATAGCTACGTCATTAGTAGGATCAATGTCTAATAAATCAGCTACTACTACTTGAAAATCATCGGTATCAATACGAGGTTTAGCTAAATCTTTTATATCAAATTCTTTAGCTAAGAATTGAAGAGTGTTACGAGCTTCTTGAGTTGTCTTTAATTTCAAGAAATTCATAGATTCAATTAAAGGTTTACCTTTCCAAGGCCCTTCTTGTATAATAAACGGCTGATTAGGAAGTTTTTCACCTCTTCCCATTCTAATAAAAGCATCTTTAATTCCATCAGTAATTCTTGAATCTTCTGCTTTAAGTTTTTCCCATACATTAGATATTCTAGTTTCTTCTTTTTCTAAAGTATCTACAATAGCTTGTTGTTCATCAGGAACATCACGCATAGAAGACTTTAATTTTTCTGCTGATCCTTCTTGTTTTCTTATAGTATCTAAAACATCTGTTAAATCTTTAGCTATATCTAAAGCTCCACCTCTAATTTCAGGTTCTGATATATCTACATCTTTAGTATTTTCAGGAATAGCTTCATCTATATCTAATTCATCTGCTTCATTTAATGGTATTTCATCTGTAGCTTTAACTGGAGCTTTAGGGTTTATAACTCCTGTTTTCTTTAAAGCATAACCAGTACCTCTAATTAATCCTTCAGTAATAGCACCAGCTATCATACCAGTAACAGCATTTTTAGAACGTGCTACCAGCTCTGAGTCCTCATCACGTTGTGCTAAGAACTTTTTAACAGCTGCTCCTGTCCTAGAATCTTCTGAAATTGCACCAAGAGCTAATGCTAAATTACCCATATTAGGGTCTTTAGGATCAAAAGCTACTACATCTGATAAAGCACCAGCCCCTACTGCTGTTAAATTACGTCCTGCTCTTGTAAGTTTTCCTGACTTTTGAAAAAGATTAGCTAATTTAAGACCTCCTTTAATAGCCCATCCTCCTCCTACAAACATAGGAAGAAACTGTCCTATACCTTGAGCTAAACTATTGGCTATACCTTCTGGTTCTGGCAAATTAAAAGCATTGTCATCAGCAAGTCTTAAGGTTTGTAATGTTTCTTCTACACCTTTAGCTGCACCAACTCCTAAGTTTTTAGCAAAAGAACCTACATGATCTACAAAACCTTCAGTATCATCAGCTACATTTTTTATTTCAGTTTCAGCTAAAGTACCATATTGTTGATCTAAATGCTCTGATTGTACTTGTTCTTCTTGTGCAGGAGAACTTTCATATTGATCAAGAACTGCTTTATTTCTAAGATAATTCTTTTGAATTTCTTGATCTATTTCTGTAGTAAAGTCTTCTGCCATTATTTCCAGCCTTTAGGTTCTAGTTTGTTTTCACCAAGATGGATATGTACATGAGGACGTGAGCCTTCAACAAGTTCAATTAACATTATATCGCCATCTTTATTAGAAAATTTACTCCAAAGTTGGTTGCCTTTTCTAATAGTTTTTTTGCCAGTTTCAGTTAGTGTAATTTCCCATCCTTGTTTTGTAGCACTTTTTTCAAGATTCTTAGAAATTTTAATTATACCTTGTTTCCACATTTTACCTTTAGTTCTTAAATCAGCAGCTGTACCATCACTATGTCCTGATTCAGGATTGTAATCAGGATTAGTAGAAGTACGAAAAAGACTTACTATGTCTTTGGTTGGCCCCCATAAAGTACTTAGCTCAGGATCATCAAAAAATCCTTTAATAGTTGGTGCAAGTTTAGGATCAAGGTCTTTTGTACTTTCTACACCTTTATCAACTATTTCACCAGTTTCTGCATCTTTTCTATATAAAGTTTCTATATTGTCAGCTCCAAAAGAAGCTGTTATGGCACGTCTTCTGGTAATATCTTCAGCTCGTAATCTGTTTTTTTCTGTCTGTTCTATATTTGTCTTTAAATTTTCAGTCAACCCTTCTGTAACTTTAGTAGCATCTTCTAAAAATTCAGGAGCAGCACTAGGTAATTTTATATCTGTTGTAGGTAAATTTTGATTTGTTGCTTGATCACTAAAGATTTCCCAAAAGTTATTCCATTGTGATTGTTCTGCTTTAGAACGAGTAGGAGCCATTTTAACTTGAGCTGCTGGTTCTACTACTTCTCTTTTAGGAATTTCTCCTGTTTCTTTAATCTCTTCTTTAATAATTTGTGTAGGTCTAATAGTAGAAGGATCAATAGGAAACTTCATAACTGGTGTTTGTTGTTTATTATAAAATTCTAAAACTTGTTTACTAGACTCTTCAAAGAGTTGTTTACGAGGAGACGTTAACATATCCCAAGTTTTCTTAGCAAAATTAAATACATCTTTTTCTGCACCTATAAGAGTATCTAAAGTTTCTCGTTTAGTTTCAGGAGTATTAGTATCATCTGATCTAGGTGGTGTTGGAAGAGGCTCTACTGTTACATCAACTTTTTTTACATCTGCTTCTGTAGGTTTAGCAATTTCTCCTCCAACTGGGCCTTTAAGTTCTTTAACTTTAGCTGTAAAATTTAAAACAGCTGTGTTAAAAGATGATTGAATAGAAGAAGTATCAGGTTCTCTGTTTTCTTGAGCAGCAATTCTAGCTTCTATTTCAATAGCTTTATTTGCTGCATCCCTATGTATCTGTAACTCTTGCATTACTTGTACAAATTTAATAGGATCAACTGTAGACTTACCTGTAACTAAAGCTAACATTTCAGCAGGAGTAATGTCTTTAGTATCTTTTAAACCCATTAATCTATTAATGACAGGTTCAGAACTTAAAGCAGATTTTAAACTTCCTACTATAGAATTATTAACAGTATTAATACTTTCTTTTAAAACAGTTTTTGCTTCACCATATTGTTTATTTTCTGATCTAAGAAAAGTAGATAATTTTGAATAAGCATCACTGTTTAAATTATTAGCAATAACCCAATTTAATAAATCTTCTTCATTTTCTATTTCAATATTTTCAACAATAGCATCTTTAGCATCACTAAACTCTACACTATCTACACCTAATTTAGCAGTATTTTCCATGCCTTGATAAAGTTTGACAAGTTGTTGAGCAGTCTGATAGTCAGAGCCTATTTGTTGTACTAATAAATTTGTAACACCAATAAATCTTTCAGGATTTTTAGCATTGTCTTGAAGGTAAGTCATTCCCTGAGCTATACCTTCATCATTTAAATAACTTTGAGCATCTTTTTCAGCTTGCTCCATTGTTCTATAATTAGTAGCTACATTATTTTGATATTGTTCATGTATTTTAAATATTTCTTTACCAGCTTCTGTAGTCCTAGAATCTGCTAAAGCTCCAAATGTAACACCTTTAGAAAAAGGCATCTGCATCATTTGAAATATTAAGTCTTCATGATTTAAAGCTTCTTCATTATTTAGTATAGTATTAAATACTGCTAACTTAGCATCATCATCAGATACCCAAGGAAGACTTGTTCTTAATTTAGAAGTAACAGCTTTAAACCACTTGCCATCTTTATCAATAATATCTGTAGGATCAATTTCATTCTGATTAAAAATAGAACTAACTTGACCAGAGACTGATTGTAAAGCTACACCATAAGAAAGATTCTTTTCAACTTCATAGACATCTTTCATAGTGTCTACTTTATGTACATCAATTTTAGTTTTAAGACCTAAGAGCACATTAGGATTTTGTATTGACTCAGAAGCTGAAACATAAAGTCCATCTAAATGTGCATTAATGCTATTATTTTTAATTTCAGAAGAAGTATCAGGATCATTAATTATGGCTTTAATTTCATCTCCTGCTAACCATGTTTTAATTTCATTATTTACGTTATTAGAAGTATTAATATCTACAACATCTCTATAAGCTTGTTGAGCTACAGGTAATAAACCTCCTGGCATAACTTCATTACGAACAGCTGCATTTTCAGCTGTACGAGTATCTTCTCTAATACGTTGTTGTTTTTTTATTTCAGCTAATGATCCTAAAGCTGCACTAAATTTTCCTATAGCACCTACTACTTGTGCATCTCTAGTAGCTGTATTAATACTCTTTTGAGCTACTACTTGATTAACTGATTCAGATAACTGTGTTTGAACAGGATCAAGAGTAAATAGTTTATCTGCACTATTGGAGGCCATATATACCTCTTCTTGCATCCACAGGAATTGTACCTTTCTTGGCATCCATAGCAATTTGTAATCCTGAACCAGCAATACTGAGTAATGAAGCAAAACCACTAGGGCCAGCACTAAGGTTACTAAACGCAGCATTATTTTGACTTGTAGTTTGTAAATCTACATTTGTATGCCTTCTTCTTAAATCTTCAAAGACAGCTTTTTGATTTAAGTCTTTACGAGCTAGAGCATTAAAACCATATCTTAAAATATTGTTTTGTGCAGCTTGAAATGAGCCACCTGTTTGACCTAGAGCACCACCAAAACTAGCTTTTTTAACTGCATCAGAAGCTTGTTCTCTTCGTATTTTTTTCTTTAATTCAAAATCATCTAATCCAAACTTTTTTAATTCAAGTATTTCTTGTTGATTTAAGTTTAAATGAGAATTATAATTTAATGAATTATTGATAGCTACCTGTCTACGAGCATCCTGATATTGTCGTTGGGTTTTTTCTGCTGCAAGTTTATGTGAATACCCTGTAGAGACGGTATCTAGTAGAAACTTAGAAGCATATAGTAGTCCAAAGTCCATTATGCTAACCTACAGAATTCATAGAACTTCACGTTATTAATAACCTTTTCTCCAATTATCTTAAAGCCACACCATTTGATCCATTTAAGGTGTACTTCATTTCTTGAGTCAATAAAATTACAGAGGTGTGGAAATACACTATTCATACCTTCTACCTCTGATCTTGATTGTTTAAGGAAAGCAGTCTTGATCTCTACAAGACCTTCAGTACCTAACATCCACACTTGACCACACTTGTCTGACAATGGGACTACACCATAGATACCTACTACTCTACCTCTATGATCTATAATAGTCCTACATATCTGACTATTGCCAAAACCTAGAGCTAGAACCTTTTCTACCGTATGACCTAATGTTTCAACTTCTCGTTCATCTTCATACCTTATGTGTAACCAGAGGTATGTTAAGTCATCTAAACATGATTTTCTATGGTACGGCTTCACTACCTTCTCCCGACTGTCCTCACTACATAATTACCTTCCCAATCTGCACCAGTAAGAGCAAGTGGTAGGTATGAGTTAGATACTACTTCTAATTTTAAATCTTTAGCATCAGCTAGTATTAACTTTTTAAAGTTACCAGTTTCAAATGGTATAGTACCTATGGTATTTAAAGCTGACCCTAGTATTCTACCAGTAAACTTGTGAGTAAAAGCATCTCTACCAGGAGCTGTAATTCTAAATTCAAAGTATCCCGTTTTAAAATAGTTAATGTTAAACTTACGAATCTTTAGTATACCACCAGATAAAGAACTAAGTCTTCCTTGTACTTCTGTCTTAATAGTAGGCTCAGTAAACTCATATAAGAACTGATACTCTTTACCTACAAAAGCAGGGCCAGCTGAGTAATCTCCAGTAGCAGTTAATGTAGTAGAAGTAGTTTGAGTCAAACCTTGTACTTGTGATCCTTCTTTACCTTCCCAAGCTGCTCCTAAGACCACTCTGAAAGTTGATCCAAAATCGTCTGGATAAGGCAATGTCCAACTAGTAGTATCAGCACCAGCATTGTAAACTCCAGTAAGTTCTACGAGTCTATCTAGTAGTACCTTAAAACTTAATTGAGTAGAACTCTCAGTCAAGTCTGTAAGGTTAGCATCTTGTAAAGACATCTTGTCTAGATAAGTACCATCAGGTCTAACAATAACAAAGTAAGCTATATGATCCATTACAGTCATACCTATTACTTTTTCTTCTTCTTTAAACTTCCACTTAGACCAAGAACTTAGTTTCTTCTGTCCTTGTTGAAAGAGAAACTTGTATAAGAATACTTCATTTAAGTTCTCATCAGACAGTATAAACATAAAGTCATCATGAGGTATAATCTCAAAGCCTTTACCTTTGATGTAACTAGGTACATGAGATGTAATATTCTCTGCTGTTTCTTCTTGTAAGTCTTCTACTATACCAAACTCTCGTAGTACAGAGAAGCCATCATTCTCATCAGAGAAGTATACTTTCCTACCATTAACTACAGGTTGGACTAGTTTATCATGTTCATACTCAGTAAGCAAGGACAGTTTAGAATTAGTAGGAGTGAGTCCACCAGCTGCAAACTCAGTCAACTTAAACTGTCCAAAGTCACTAAATAATACTAAGTCTTCATTGAATGGTACAGCATTATGTAGGATACTAACTTTATTAGTAGGAGATGCTAGATCAATCATGTCTGTATCTAGTAGATCAGTAGCAGTAGTAGCATAAAAGTTGAAGTGCTCACCTAACTCAGACAAGATTATGTTCTCATTAGCTAGGAACCCTAGTCTATTCTTATGGAAGAACATATCATTAATGGTCTCACCTATAAAAGTAGGATCAGGAGCTGTTACTTCGTCTCCTGCTAGTCTCTCTGTCCATGTGATAGTGTCTAGTGAGAATACAGTCTCACCATAGTCAGCACTAAAAGAAGCATCCCAAGGGTCTTCTGAGGTTCTAACCAGCTGTAGAGGCATAGTAGTAGCATCTAAACTGTTAGCTAATCCTGGTGCTACAGTCTCTACCCACTCACCTACATCTTCATCTGCTTGATTGTTATGTTTAATCCAGTAATCATCAGTCCCTGAGCTTGGGTCTCCTGTGATTTTAATCGTAAAGCCATCTTTAGTTCTAGCAGGAAGGTCTGTAAAGTCTACTACACTGTCCTTAATAGCCGTCATGTTGCCTTCAGGAGCCTCTGCATGGAGAGTAAAGTCTGCCCCATCTGCTCTAGTTACATGGACATTACTACTACCAAACTTAGTAATAGTAAAGCCAGAAACACTACCCATTGCTGTAGCCACATTATTAACTAAAGTATCAGCATCAGCGTCAGCTGTGATAGAACCTACTGAGACTCCATTTAAGAAGACTTTAAATGTTGTAGCACTGCTGGCTTGCTTTATAAAAACAATGCCTTCAGGGTCTCTTGAGGAGCTTACAGAAGTACTCTTAGCTGCTATCTTTGATTTGTTTAATATGAAGGTAAAGTCAGCTACTGTGAATAGTCTTAAGTTATCTCTAGCATCACTTGTGGTAATATATGAAAGTGCATCTCCTGTGGAACCACTGATACTCTGTGCAGTACCATTTAAATCTGTAAGTTCTATTTCTGTACCAGTAAAATCACTAGAAAATGAAGCATCAAATTGTTCTGAAGAGAGTAATAGTACAAACCTTTCAGTGTCACTTCGGTCTATGAAATGTACTTTAGCATCTGTATCTGTCTTGTTAGTTATCTTAGCAACGTGTTCTAATGGTGGTCTCTTCTTAAGACCTTCAGCAATAGTTACCATGCCATTCTCTTGTAGTTCACATTGAGAAGCAAGTCTTAGACTAGGTGGTTGCTGAGAAACTCCATTGATTAGGTTGCTTATTTGTTCTGTAATTAAGGGCATCTACCATAACTTCCTGTGAAGCTGAGTCGTATTTAACATATCTAGTGTCCCATAAGCTACGTTTAATCCTGCTCTTTCTGCATCATCATCCAACAAGTCTGCATAAGCTTCTGCTTCTTCTTGTCTGTTTACAGTCTCTGCTGATACTTGTCCTATAATTTCTTCTTGGAAAATCCTAGCAGCTCTAGTAGTAACATACTGTCTAAAAGTATTAGGACTATCTATGAAATCTAAGAGAGTAACAGTAACAGCATTGTTAAGATTCTTAGTCCAAGTAAAAGTATTATTGTCTAAGTCATAAGCATACATATCACCAGACATACCTCTAATAGTCATTAGCTGTCCCGGTTGATACACAGACAGAATAGACTGACTAAGGGGAATCCTATTGTCACTATCTCTAGTTAATACTACATCCCACTCTGTATTAAAATGCCATCCCTTTTGTTGAGCTGCTCTGTTTACATTAGAAAGTAATTTCTTAGCTTGAGTTACTTCTACTGTAGTAGCTGTTTCCAAACTAGATACAGCAGCTTCACCTATAGCAGCCAGAAGTATATTAACAGCTTCAAGCTCTGTCATAGGTGTTAAAGATATAAAAGCCATTTTAAGTTACCAGACTGTGAGCTGTTAGTTGACACATACGACAAGTAATATTATCAGTAGAGTCTACGTTACCAATGAATACACTTAGGTAATCATTAGTTGCCATTGAAGCAAATCCTGAGACGGCTATAGGTACAGAGTTAACAGTAACAGAAGCACCAAACCCACCCATCTTAGCTCCTGCAACTATAGTACCATTCTTAGTTACTGCTACT